GGTTTACTCCACAAACTCATCTTTCGCGTTATACACGCCAAGAAAGTATTAATGGAGACTTCTTTGATCCCGAGGCCACTCAACCGAGTGACTCCGGGACAGAAAAGTACCGATGTGGCCCAGCTCACATAGGGGTGCACCTTCCCTACCCGCAGGTCAGCGATACAATCGCGATAACCTGCTGGGGTAAGAAGGAGCCTTAACAGTCCGGACAACCAATTATTTCCTTGCAGCCCAATCCACCCTCGCCGAACCGCTCTAAGAGCCAATTCTAAGCGCTGGGGTAACGAGCTTATTCCTAACTCTTCCCTGAAGGAAAGAGGAGAGATATTAGTCTCTGCAACATATGATTGATTTGCGAAGTTGAACATCCCTTTTTGGGAGATAAAACTTTTAGCTAAACCAACTTTTATGCCAAAGGACGCTAGGATATGTTGGTATGCATAGGCAACGTTTCCGTCAGCTATGACCACGTCATCGCCAAGGACTAGATACGCCAGGTACCAGGCATCACGATGTCCACATATGTGGGCAGCGTATTGCACAAGTAGATGGTGACAAAGAGCCATTGACGCCCACGACGAAAGAGCCCCCATGGGCTGTCCCGTAGTGTAGCGAACAAACTCATCGCAAACAATAGGTTCAAAGAATCCCTGGTGGAGACCCTTCGAAACTATCGCCGAAAGGCGATTCGGCCACGTGTTCTTATTTCTAAGTTCACTAGGTTTGAGAAAGTCTCGCTCAACGAGGAGTTCGGACCAAAGTATTGTCAGATCCCTGCCGAGAATAGGGGTAAGAAGGATAGTATAAAGTCCCATTGGAATGGTGTCTGTCGCAGCCTTCAGATCCAGGGAGTAAATCTCCTTGTAACCTGACTCTGCGAACGCTTTTACTTTTCCCTCCTGATCAAAAGTTGCATCAGTTGGGATCCGTCTAAGCAAGGAAAACATCCATTGATGGACTGGTTTGAGGACCAGTTGGGTCCAATAATCTACTATGGCTACCACTCGAACTTTACCTGCGGCTTCATACAGAGCGTGTAAACGCCCGAGCACTATATCAGATAATTTGCATACTACCCACTTCTGGATAGTACCATCTTTTCTATATACAGGCTTGGATGCATGAAACCCGGTCATTTCGAGTAATGGCACCATCTTTCCGATTTCTCGGAACTTTCGGCAGAGAGCCTTTTGACCAGTGAGCTCGAGCCACTCCCGGATTAAGTTTCTTGGGACCCGGGTCCATGCATAAGCATCGATTCCGGATCCTAGAACCGAATTCGGGTGATTGGGTCCAGCTTTATTGGTATAGAAGAAGTTCTTTACCGTTAGATCAGGTGTAAGGGAGCAGCCGAGTACACGAAGGCGACGTAGGTATTCAGTAATGAAACCTAGGAAGTCTGAGTAGAAAGGAGAAGTGCTCAA